CGAAGGTGGGGGACGGTAAGGTGAACCAACGCATACCGCAACCCCCAGATTACCGCAAGGTTAAAAGAACTGCGGGATGGTGCCGCGCACCCAGCGCCAGATCGCGATACCTTCCCGACAGGTGAGGCGTATGCCGAAGCCTGCATGAATGTCGACGATGCACGGACCGCGTTCGACCAGCGCCCCACACTGACGCCAAAGCAGGAACGCTTCTGCGTCGAATACTTCAACATAGGCAATGCAAGCGAGGCGTACAGGCGCGCTTACGACGCCAGTGGGACTACAGAATCTGGCGTTCATGTTAGAGCGTCCGAACTGATGGCCAACAGTAAGATTACAGTAAGGTTGAAAGAGTTACAGAGCGGCGCAGCCAACAGCGCCATGATGACCAAGGCCGATGTGCTGCGCGAGGCGATACATATCCAGAGCAGGCATACAAGCTGTGCTTGCTTTGGGCGACCGACAAGGAAATGACCGACGTTACTGGATTTCAGATAAATCCAGTTCGGCGTGTGTTTTTGTTTTCCACTGGCTTCGTGCCTTGATCACGCTGGAATTGCATGAATTCGCCTCGGTAGCGAAGGTCGACTTCGCCCAGCGCACCGTTACGGTTTTTCCTGATAAACAGTTTGGACAGCCCCGCCCACTCTGACGACGTGTTATGCAGATCCTCGCGGTGCAGCATCGCCACAATGTCCGCATCTTGCTCGATCTCGCCGGAGTCGCGCAGATCGGAAAGCTGTGGGCGCTTGTCCGTTCTGGTTTCGGTTGCCCGATTCAGTTGAGCCAAGGCGATGATGGGTACATGCAGCTCCTTGGCGAGCGCCTTGAGTCCACGCGATAAGCTGCCGACCTCTTGGGTGCGGGTCTGCCCCTCGCCCTTCATCAACCCGAGGTAGTCCACGACGATCAAGCCGAGGCCGTGCTTGCGCTTGATCTTTCGCGCCGCCGCTCGAACGTAGGCCACGCCGATAGCGCTGCGGTCGATCAGGAATAGGCGTTCGCCATCCGCTTTGCCTTGGCAGGCGCTGATCCGAGACCAGTCATCATTGGAAAGTTTACCTGATCGCATTTGCGCAACCGACACGCTGGCGCGCAAGGAAATCAGGCGCTGCGACAGTTCTCGTTTGGTCATTTCCAGCGAGAAGAAGGCGGCGGTATCGCCTTGCTGGGTTACGTGGTCCGCGATGTTCAGGGCAAGTGCGGTCTTCCCGACAGAAGGGCGAGCCGCGACGATAACCAGTTGCCCGGGCTCAAGGCCACCGGTCAGCTCATCGAAGTCGGCAATGCCGGTTTGCAGGCCAGAGCGGCGATTCCCATTCGCGCGCTCGTCAATGTCGGCAATGGCATCGGCCATTGCGTCGTAAAGCAGCGCCGGCTCGTCTGTGCCGGTGTCGAGCAGGCGCACCATTGCCGCATCCGTCTGGCTGATGATTGCCGCCACGTTCGCGCCGGGGGTATGGCAACTCGCCCTGATCTCGTCGGCCAGCACCAGCAGACTGCGCTGCAATGCTCGTTCCTTCACGATTTCGGCATAGCTCTTGATATTTGCGGCGCTGGGCGTGCATTGAGCAAGTTCGCCTAGGTAGATTAGGCCGCCGATGCGTTCGAGGCTGCCAGCCCTATCCAGAGCCTCCGCAACCGTGATTACATCGATAGGACTGCCAGCGCTTCCGATGGAGCGGATTGCTGCGAATATCTGGCGATGCTCATNGCGGTAATAATCGTGTTCCGTCAGCATGCCTTCAATTCGATCCAGTGCATCTGCTCCAGCCAGCAGGCAAGAGCCGAGCACGGCCTGTTCGGATTCAACGGAGTGCGGCGGCACCATCAGTTCGCCAGTATTCATGCTGCCTCCCTGTGGTATTTGTTTTCAAGGCACTTGGCAAATCCTCCGGGAGACATGAGGAAATCAATGTCGGCAATGAAAGGCGGCTTCCCCGGTTGAGGCGCTGCGCGCCCAGTCAGGAAGGCCGATTCGTTGCAAGTCTCGAAGAAGGCTCGCCAAGCATTAAGGCCATCAGCACGGGTGCCATAGCCGAAGGGTCGGCATTCCAAGCTAGAAGCCTCCCGCCAGCGAGCCTTGATCGCGCCCTTGCGCGCTTGGTTCGCCACCTTGACGCGCGGATTGTTTGGCATGGCCGCGTGGTACAGGTCAATGATGTCCTCCACTGGACACGCCAGCGGTTCGCCGGAAGGCGACATAGCAGNTATAGGGTTAAGGGAATCAGGAATCAGGTTAAGGGAATCAGCCGGGCCGGTTCTGTGCTCGACCTGTTCCTGCACCGTGCAAGCACTGTGCTCGACTGGTGCCGGTATCGTGCTTTCCTGTTCTCGGCAATGCGGGTTCTGGTGTTTCGTGAAGTTCAGCACTTGGATGAATCGCTGCTCTGCCAGCTGATAGCGCAGGATGAAGCCAGCAAGTTGCAGTTCATCCAGCATGTTATCCACGCTGCCGTCGTCGTATGGCAAGATTTCAGCTCTGATGCGCTTGGGACGATCTTCGAGGCGACCGGAACGGTCGGCAAGGCACCAGAGACCTGCGAAGAGAAGACGGGCCAGAGGCGAGCAATCGGCAAGGGTCTCGTTCTTGAAAAATCCGGGCTTGATGTTTCGTGATCTGGCCATGGTTACACCCCGGCCCTTCTCGCTGCTTCACGTACAGCGGCTTCGTATTCGACAGATGTTTGCGCACTCGCAGTGAGCTGTGCCTTCAATTGCTCGTAGAGTTGATGGCGTTCTGAAACACTACGACGTTTCTGAGATTGACGAGGGCGCTTGAGGTGCCTAGAGAAAATAGGGGTGTACATCACAACACTCCTTGCCGCGCAATGTGCAGGGCTTGAACGATCTGCTGGATTTCCTCCGTCGATTTTCCAGAGAGGAGTGCCGCGTTAAGTGTATCGATCTCATGTAACGGCCAAGCGACAGAACGACCACCACCAAGAGCGACTGGCTTGGTCAGTACGCCATTGGCAATGTCTTGGTATGTGGATGATTTACCGCGAGCACGGAGCCGTTGGACTTCTTTCAAGCGAATGAATTGGATTGAGATTTGCATGGTGTCTCCAAGAGATAGTTTTCTTGGAAACCGCACCAGCAAAAAAGACGCGCATTGGCTGGCACGGCTTCCGCCGTAACCAGCACTTATGCGCTTTATCGGGACTGCACTCTGCAAGCAGTCGCCTAGGTGAATTCACTTCTACCCGAGTTGTATGGCGCATGTCAACCATCGTGGACGGTATAAAACCAAGTCGGAAAGAGACCGGAAAAGTCCGCTTGATTTCTTGATTGATTGGGGTAGAAGAGGCATCAGGCCGTCGCGCTTGAGTGCAACGACCGGTCAATAACTGAGCCGTGGCACTGCGTACATCATGTCCCGGCTCTGAAAAACAGGAGACGGAACATGAATTCAAAATTACGAAAATACACAATCGAACAACTTGCCAGCACGGGCTTCGTGCTACTCGACCACAAGGTCGCATTCAAGCTGCGTCCGGACATTTGGGCGACGCCTACGAACTGCATGTGCGACATGACTATCNGGAAAGAGGACGTAACCGCGCTGCAGAGATTGGGCGCGATGCTGTTCACCGCAATAGGTCCACATGATGTGGTGGTCCGGGGTGCTGCCAGATCAATGCGCGAGATCGAAAAGCGCATTGAGCTTTGTGCGGGTCTCGCGGTAATGGATGCAGTGACCGTCGAAACATTTTCCGTCAAGCAGAAAAATCAACAGCCCGGCGTCACTGTGAAGCCGGACAACATCGCCGAACTGAAAGAACTGGCCGCGATGGAGCTGCCCATGCATGACTGTGCGTTGCGAAAGAAAATCCTTCGTTCTCGCCAAGAGCTAGGCGCTCGCGGCTTGACCATTTCCATTTGATCACTGGAGGCGAACATGGGCTTTAATCTAGGGGCATTTGCAGGCGGTGCCGCGCAAGGGGTGTCGCGTGGCATGGAAGTTAAGAAGGGGATTGCGGACGCGGAGTTCACCGAGAAGGAGCGTTCGCGCAAAGAAGCCGAGTGGAAGAAAGACGACGAATGGAAACAGGAGCGGTCGGCGTATCAGACTTCTGCGCAGAAATTCCAAGCCAATCAGGAGGCTTACAACAAGGCGGTGATGGAGACCCCTGCCGCTGCCGCAACACTGCCGAAGCCTGCTGCGCCCGGCTTGCACGATGAGTTCAGGGATATTGTTGAACTGACGCGCATTGACGTTGCTCACGGCAAAAAGGGCGCTGATACGCTCTTCCCGATGATCCAGAACCTCAAGCGCATGGAAGATGAAGGGCTGACGCAAACGCTTCAACAGGCGCTTGCCGGCGACACGCAGGGCGCGCTGAAAACCTTTGCAAGCACAGGCGAGAAGCGCGACATCAAAGGGATCAGGTTCGAGCCGTCGGAGTTCGATCCGGGCAATGGCATAAAGCCTATCAAGTCAAGGGTGATGGTATTCCCGGACGGTCGACGCATGGATGCTGTAGGTACGTTATGGGCGCAACAGCAGGCGAAGGATCTGATCGGAAGTGTCGTGAACCAGCAAAAACTGAACAACGACACGGCGCGCACCGAAGCGACCGTGGCTCACCAGCAGGGAACGCTTGGCGAGACGGTGCGCCACAACAAGGCGAGCGAAGCAAACGACAAGATCAAGGCGCAGCAAACGGTAGTCGGAGAATCGACATCGGAAATACGGAATGTGAAGTTCCTGCTGCAAAACAATATCGCCGCCAATGCGCTTGAAGCTTGGAAAATGGTCAAGACCGGGACGACTCCAGCGGGGGAGAAGATTATTTCTGACGGCGCTGGCGGCGTGTTGGTTGTCAACCACGAAGGCGGCCAAATATCCAAGATAGACCGCAGAGGGCGGACGAGTGTCATCCGCGAGGGCGAGGGCGACGAGCCTGCAGTGCAGGATGTTCATGCCCGCTTTGCAGCCGATCAGGCGATGGCGGGATACCGGCTTGGCAATCAGACCGCGCAGGG